GTTTCCTGACTTTACAAAGTCTTGAACAAAAGGTAGGTATTGTTCATTTGGAGCGCGATTTTGTTTTCCTTTAATTTGAATAATTGATGATGGAAGTTCTCCATATTTTTCTTTATAAATGTCAGTAAAATGTTTATTTAATTGTTGATTCAAATCATATCGTTCATCACCATTAGCATTTTTAATTAACTCTTTTTCTTGTTCTGGCGAATTTATTCCCATCCTTTGCTTAGCTTCATTTTGAATAGCTAATGGGTCACCGCCTCTTTCTTTAACATCACCCCAACCAGCATTGTTATTTGGTTTTACTTCAACAGTCACATGAGGTTCACCTCTGGCATCCCTGAGACTGAATATGCGTGACTGACCAGAAATAACACTAGGACAATATCCACCAACGCAGTGGCCCATTGTGTCGCCTTCGTACTTAAGGGCATCAGCTAGTTTTTGCTCACGCTCTTGACGACGAAGCAAACCCATAGCCTCCTTTTCTGTTGCGCCACTGCTAATGGCTCCGCCTTGAGGGTCGTATATACCCCACATATCAACTTCAGGCAAATGCTTGATAGTTTCACCTTCACCAAGTTTAGCTTCAGGAGTTGTCAACTCAATCCATTTGTGGCCAGTTGGATACTCTTTGTGGACAGGCATACCCTCAGTCATTTTGATTTGGGCATCTGCCATTTTCTTGGCCATCTCCTGATCGTACTCATAAACACGACGGACAGCTTGCTCCATGCTGACGTTCTTTAAGCTTTCAGGGCGTAGGCGACCACTTTCTACGTCTTGTTTGAGAACATCCATAATGTGGTCAAAACCAAGGTCTCTTGACATTGAATCCATGTTTTCAGGATAGTAGACTGGGGTTTTTGGATCTAGTTTTGTCAACCAAGGATTGTCAGTTACCGTTGACTGATAGCCTTGACGAATTTCTGTGGGTGTCAATGGCCTTGTATGTTGCCCTGCTGTTCCAACATTCAGCATCTCATCGGCAATCCTTTCCCAAGCTTTGGCGGTATTTGACGCCCCAAGATCACTTGGATTAAAACCAGCTTGCATTCGCTTCACCGCAAGTTTTTCTGGTAAGAATGTATTAGCAAAATCAATTTCATTGGCAGGCATATGAGTAATACCTTGCTCTGCCAACTTACGCACTGGGTCTTCAGGTGTACCCATTTCTTTCTTAACGTAGTTTGTTAAGTTTTTATCAACCCATTGATTGAGGGCACTAGCATTTTTATGAAAAGGACTCTGTTGTTGCTCTTGAAGCATTTGTTTGGCACGATCTTCGCCAAATCTTTCAACAATTTGCTCATAGTTTGTAGGTGTTAAATCCGTCTTTAAACCTTTTAAACTTTGTTCTACGCTGTTATTTAACCAATTACCGCCCTTGGGCTTGATCACAAAGTTGGCTGTAGGTGCACCATAGGGGAACATCTGGCCTGATAGGAAGCGTCTGTTCAGCTCCTCTCCAGCTACCTTACCCAAAGCTCCTACACCCTTACCTGCCAACTTAGCCACGTCTCCTGCAAAGGGAGCTACGTCTAAGGCAAAGTCTCGGACATCAGGTTGAAGTCTTGTTGTACCACCTAAACCACCAGCTCCAGTGGTCAAAGGCTCACCTCTTGACAATCTACCCAAGACCTTACCTGTGGACTCTATGGGCAATAAATCTGCAATTGTGAGGCCTCTGGTCTTGATCTCCTTACCATCAACAGTGGGATGCGCCATCCACTCTAAGGCTTTAGATAGTTCAGCAAGATACCTGTTCTCTGGGCTAGCCTTTAGTTCGTCAGCCATCGTGACCTCGTAGGAAAAGAGTTTTTCACATTATGCCAATCATTTGGGCTTGGGTCTACTGGGCATAGGGATTTACAGACTTTCTAGACCTTCCTGAGTCCACAAAGTCGTCCATGTCCCATGCCTCTGGTCTTGGGCCATCAATGTCTAGCCAACCAGCATCCCTCAAGTATCTCAAAGCCTGTGTCATGGCATCCACATAGTCGTCATGAGCTGACTCAGGAAACGAACATATCTGGCTGACCATGCCCTCAGCCCAGTCCTTTACGTAGCCCTTGTTGTTCGAGCTTTCAGGTATCCAAACTCTACCCATGGCAATGATGTTGGAGACAATGTTCAGGCGTTGGGTTTTGTCTGCTTTACCGGGGTTATACGCCCTCACAGGCAAGTGTGCCCTTTGTAGGTCTTGTATCAGGGAAATCCCTGCTGACTTGTCTTCTACTAGGATCAGGTCAACTCTCTTCTTTTCTTTGCCATCCCCATACACAACCTCATACTCTTCTTTAACTTTGGGGCGTAAGTCTGGGTACTGCAGTCTATCTTGCCAACAGTCGATCACCATCACGCTCATTGGTCCATCAGTAGGCTTGAACATACCAAAGGTTATGGAAGCTGTAGGATCGTTCACTGTCTTGTCAGTGTAAGCACAGTCATAACTCTGGACGATGTACTCGAACTTGGGGAAGGCTTTACCAGCAGGCCAGAGTCTGAACATAGACCTCTTTATAATACCTACGTCCTCAGCATCCAGAACCACGCCCATGACCTCTTGGTCGAACAGTCTAGTCCCTTTGTAACTTAGGAGCTGATTTTGGAAGCTTGGAGCTAAGTTGTCGATGTTGGCATAGGTAGAGGCTCTGGTCACCAGAACGTCCTGTCCTTCCCTGCCTACAAGCTCCACAATGAGGTCTTTAGGCCTTGGGGTGGTGGTAGCTATGATCTGAGTCTTCTTGCCCAAACGCACAGAGAACATGATCTGATCCCATGTTTCTTGCAGGTAGTCGTACGCCGCCAACTCATCGCACCACGCTCCATGCCACTGAGGTCCCCTGAATCGGTTAGGCTCCGAAGCTGGTATCCCCCCAATGATCGAACCATTCACCAAAGTAATCTGGCTAATACTTTTGTTGTAGTCAGCAATCAATGGTGGAGGTATGACGTTGATCAGTCCTGAGTCTCCTTCTATGCAAGTTCCCCTGATGTCAGCAGAAGTAGGAGCTGTCACCAACCAACGAGTCTTTGGCTGAGTCCAAGCCCACCACCATATCTGCTCACTTGCTAGTCTAGTCTTCCCTGCTCCTCTACCTGCTAGGACGAGTTGGATACTGAACCAATCTCCATGAGGAGGAAGTTGGTGCTTGTGAGCACTCTTTAGCCATTTAAGCCTAGATGCGTAGGCAATCTGGTCTAAGTCATCTAACTGGTCAAAAGCCTCTTGGACCTCAGGATCAGCAAGAATTGAGAAGACGTCATCCATTAGACGATTTCAACTCGATGTTCTTCATCACCTCAGCCATCATCTCCTTAGCCTTAATCCTGTGCTCGTGGACTACTGGTTTCTCAGCATCCCCAGCTATCTCTGTTCTGGCTAACTTGGGTACGTGATACTCCACTACGCTTTGGAATAACTCAAACGCCTTTGCTGGGTTTGGTTTGATATCTCTAATCGGATCACCCTCTGCTACTGCATCAAGCCACTCAGTGAGCCTGTGAGCGTTTTTATCAACAAATAAGGCTATGGCCTGTCTTGCCTCTGCTGTGCTCTTGTTGGGCGTTCCTACCTGCCTCCCACCTGTCTTTTGACCTACTGTCATTGTCTTTACCCCTAAGTTAATCTAGTGTAGATAAGTTAGTGCACGCTAACAACATTATGGTCATTGTTGCATTCCCTATCTAAAGTCTTATGCTTAGAAGATAGTTTATCTTAAAGTGTTTGTTTTTGCTATCCCTGCATGACTCTTCTGTTAAGTCTGTCTATTGTGGCTTTTTGGGCTTTTATTTGGTCGTTTGCGATCTCTAGCTTGTTCTCTAGGTATCTCAGCCTTGCTTGTGCATACTCTACCCAGTTCATCCACTCTAGGTCGTTGACCTCTTCTTGTGTTGGTGTTTTTGGGTTTACGTTCAATGGCTGGGCTTTGTTTGCCTTGATGGTAGTTTGTCTGGGATTCAGAACAGACTTAATCTCTTTTTTTTCTTTGGGTGCCTTGGTCGCAGGAGTCTTTGCCTTGGCAATCGTGCGCTTTTGTGTCATCTTTAGTTCTCCATATTGTACCACA